AAAAGCCATACCTTGCATGTTGAGAGTCTTATCAGAAACTTTAATACCACATATACCTAAAACTCCTGATATAACTGTTTTGACTATTTGTTCCAACCAACCATTTGGGTTGTTCTCATCGTCAATCTTCTCTGTAATTTCTCCCATTGATTCAACCTTATCCTGCACATTATCTTTAAGATCTTTGAAGAAACTGATGACATCATCAGTAGCTCCCTGTTCTTTGATTTCAAAGTCATCCTTTTTCCCTCGTAGCTTAACTTCCAATTTAGAAACCAGTTTACGTAGGAACTTATTCTTAATGATAATAAAGCCTATAAGTGGTATACGAGCCAAAAAGCTGTAAAAGCCATCCTTAAAGACGTGCAAAATATAGTCAACCAATAATAGAAAAATGGCTATATCATATATGAGTTCTTCAAATTTCTCATACTTCTGCTTTATTTTCGAAATTCCTCCTTTAAGAAGTTGTTCCCAAATCTTACCAGTAATCCAACCTTTTACACTCTTGATTCCCCTGGTTAAATAACCTGCAAAGGCGGCTTTCGCTTCTGAAGCCTTTTCCTTTACTGATTTCTTTTCATCAGCTTGTTCACTTAGTTCGTCTGGGTCGTCATCATCTTCACCCTCTCCAATGCTTTCGAGAAGAGCCTCTATCTTTCTTCTTAACTTTTTATCATCAATGACTGCTGCACCTTTGGCAGTTGTTTCGGTTATTCCACGCCTTGGCGCAGAGCAACAGTCATCTGTATAAAATTTAGAAAAAGTTGGTGGGCCTGGGTTACTCTCAACATCCCCATCAATGGTTAAGTCCTTCTTAAAGGTATGAACATTAATAGCCTCATCTCTTGCTGTTGTAGTTTCCACTAATACAGGAGGAGGTATAGGGTAATACATTCTAAAATCCTCTCCAACACTTCGAGTCAAAACTATAACTCCATTGTCACTTCCAGATCCAAATCCTTCAGTAGCTTGTATCAAAAACTGAAGTTGTCCATTCTCACTTCCTGGTCCTGCTGTCGTGTTGTCAACTATACTATTTCCATAATACTGACGGATAACACTAGCAGAATACTGAGGAAATTCAAC